AAGGTAAATTGATAGATCAATTAAGTGATCAAAAAGCTTTAGCACAAGCAGCAGTTGACGGAAATTTAGAACAAGTACAAACACAACAAGAAATAAATGCTCTTGTTGCAATTCATGGCGAGGGACTTAGAGATATAATTACAAAATATATTGAAGGCACAAATGCACTTAAAAAACAAAAAGATGAAGCGGATGAGTTAAAAGATAAATTTGATCAGATTGGTGAAGCAATAGAAAGCAGTATAAAAGATAATTTAAGAGATGCAATTACAGGAGCGCAATCGTTTGGGGACGCAATGAGTAATGTTCTTAATTCAATAAAAGATAAAATAATTGATATTGCTTTAGATAGTGCGTTAAGTGGAATTGGTGATAAAATCGGTGGATTTATTGGAAATATATTTAAAAAAAGGGAAAGAGGAGGTCCAGTTACAGCAGGTGGTACTTTTTTAGTAGGTGAAAAAGGCCCAGAAATTTTACAGATGGGAGCAAGGGGTGGCACAGTAATTCCTAATAGTAAAATAGGAGGTGAATCCATTACAAATAATATTGTTGTTAATGTAGATGCCTCTGGTACTGCTGTGCAGGGAGATGATGCAAATGCTAGTCAGTTTGGTGAGCAGCTTGCCGCAGCAATACAGGCTGAGATAATTAATCAGAAACGATCTGGAGGCTTACTTAACTGATGGCAACTTTTCCTATAACAAACCCTATATATAACACTAGGATTGATGCGAAACCTAAAGTAAATATTTTGAGTTTTGGTGATGGATTTGAGCAACGGTTAACAGAGGGACTAAATCAAAACCCTTTGTCTGTTAATTTAGTTTTTGAACTTTCTCAGGCTGACGCAAGTACAGCAATAACTTTCTTAAATGCAAGAGTAGATGATGGGGCATCTTTTGATTACACATTGCCTAGTGAATCAAGTTCTAGAAAATTTGTTTGTACTTCTTTCCCAAGAACAATTCCATTTCTCAATAGAGTAAGATTAAGCTGTGTATTTAGAGAGGTGTTTGAGGCGTAATGGCTATCCCTTTTGCTGAACTAAATAAAATAAACCCAAGTTCTATCATTGAACTTTTTGAATTAGAGCTTACTGTTAATACACATATTGCAAAAAACAACCCACAAAATTTGCCTACTGTTTACAGGTTTCATGCTGGTGCAAATCTTAATTCTTTTGGTGAAATAATATTTCAATCAAATTCGTATCAAAGGGTAGCAGTACAGACCCAAGGTTTTGAAAAGAACAGCACTGGAGTTATTGCAAGGCCAACAATTACATTTTCAAATTTAGGCGGTATTGTACAAAATCCAGCAACAGGTCTTGTTGTTACTATGAGTGATTTTTTACAACTAGTAAATCAAGTTACTCCTCATAATGATTTAATAGGTGCAAAACTTACAAGAAAAATGCCACTAGCATCTGCTTTAGATAATGCAAATTTTTCCTCTGGGACAAATCCATTTGGAACTCCTAGTGCAGATAGATTGCGTGATGAGATATTTGTTATTGATAGAAAAGCAATTGAAAATAGACAGGTTGTTCAGTTTGAACTTACAGCAGCCCATGATTTAGAAAATCGGTTAATACCTCAGAGAACCGTGACAAGAGATTTATTCCCTGCTGTAGGTACATTTGTCTGATGATTAAATATAAATGGGCTACAGATGCTTTTAACCATGCCACAGAGGTATATCCAGAAGAATGTTGTGGACTTATTATTGATCTTGATGGTGTTCAAACATATTGGAGGTGTAAAAATATATCTGGTGCATATAAAGAAAAATCATTTGTGATAGACCCTATAGATTATGCAAAAGGTGAAGATCAAGGTGAGGTACTTGGTATCGTACACAGCCACCCTGATGGAGAAGTAGCTTTTAGTCATACTGATAGAATGGCCTGTAAGTATTTAGATTTACCTTTTTACCTTGTGGAACCTAAATCAGAGTCTATTATTGTTGTATATCCATCTGAAATAAATGATTAAATTAACAATTTATGGAAGATTAAGAAAATTCATTGGTCAATCAACTTTTGAAGTTCAAGCTAAAAGTGCAAAAGAGGCTTTTAGTTTTTTAATTAATAATTTTAAGGGTGTTAAAGAACACATGAAAGATCAGGAATATTGTGTTATGGCTGGTGATTTAAGAATTAGTGAAGAATTACTTGATATGCAGACTAAAAGTAATATAAAAATTGTACCTGTAGTTCATGGTGAAATTCTCCCTTTCATTTTGGGTGCTGGCGCATTATTTGGAGCAGGGGCTGTCGGTGCAACTCTTTTAGGAAGTACACTTTTAGCAACTGTTATCTCTACTGGTTTAACTATGATTGGAACAAATTTATTAATTACTGGCATTACTGATTTATTAACACCCGATCCAGTAAACCCTAACGCAAGAAGGCAAGAAGATCCACAAGACCCAAGCTATGCTTTTACTGGTTTATTAAATAATACAAAGCAGGGTGTTCCAATTAATATTGTTTATGGTGAAGTTTTAGTAGGAAGCACTGTCGTTAGTGCTTCAGTCGATACTTTTCAAGTTGTCAATAGTGCTTAAATTATGTTTGGTTTACTACCTAACTCCAGAACAATAGTTGATGGTTTATTAGGAAAAGATAAATTAAAGTCTATAGACTTTGGTACTGTTGTTGATGTTCTTGGAGAAGGTCAAATTGAAGGAAGTGCGACAGCAAGTAAAGCTGGTATTACAGATAAAACAAGTACTGCATATAAAAATGCTTTTTTAAAAGATTTGTTTTTAAATAAGATTGCTGTTTTACAGGCTGATGCTGATAATACAAACCCAGATCCTTCTGAATTTAATTATCCTAATGATCGTTTACAATTCGATTTTCAAGATGGGACTGTAAATAATACAGTTCTTTTTGCTGCTGAATTACAAAGTTCTGAAGTAATTACAGGTGATAAGAATGTAGTTTTCCAGTTGGAGGTACGGCAACAGCAAGATCAGGAACAATAAGTGATATTCGGATAGATACAGTACAAGTTAAAGTAAAATTTGACCAGCTTTTTGGTTTAGATGAATCTACTGGTAATAGAAATTCAACATTTGTCAATGTACTTATAAAAGTTAACCCAAATAATGGATTACCAATTACAGTTATTGAAGATCAAGTAGTAGGCAAAAGTTTTAATCCCTACAACAGAGATTATGGTATTGATTTACGAGAATTAACTGGATATAACACAAACACTTCAGGCGAATCTGGATCGTTTTTTCCAATAGTAGTGAGTGTTGAAAGAACAAATGATGTTGGTGGTCAAAATATATTCAATACAATGCGTCTAGCAGAAATAAGACAAATTATAAGAGAACCAAATAATTATCCTAATATTGCATATTCAGCATTAAGATTTAGCTCTGAATTATTTCAAAATACGCCAGTTAGATTTTTTAGGGTAAGAGGAAAACTTGTCAAGATACCACATAATGCAACAGTAGAGTTAGCAACTGGCAGATTAACATATAGCGGAACTTTCAATGGTACTTTTAAAACAGATAAAGCGTGGACAAGTGACCCTGCTTGGGTTTTATATGATCTTTTAACAGACACTACAAGTGGCTGTGCGATTCCTGAGTCTGAACTTGATCCATACACTTTTTATGGCGTCAGTACTTATTGTTCTGAAGAAGTAGATGACGGTGACGGTGGGCAAGAGGCACGTTTTTCAATAAATGTAAATATTAATAATAGGCGTGATGCAATGGCATTAATTAAGGATATTTGTTCTGTTATGAGAGCCATACCTTACTACGAGGAAGGTACAATAAAAATCGCTCAAGATGCCCCAAGTGATCCTACAGATCCCGATAAATTAATTTTTAATTATGTTTTTAACAATGCAAATGTGATCGGTGGAGATTTTTTATATTCTGGTACATCTTCAAAAACTAGATTTAATGTTATTAATGTTTCATATTTTGATTTAAGTACACAAGAAATAGATTATGTGACTGTAGAAGATAGCACTGCAAAAGCAAACTATGGTACACAAACAAAGACTATAAATACATTTGGAACAACTTCAAGAGGTCAGGCACAAAGGGTCGCAAAATGGTTTTTGCAAACGCAAAATACTCAGACTGAATCAGTTGTTTTTGAAACAAATATTGCTGCTGGATCTGTTTTAAGAATTGGTGATGTCATAGGTATTGCTGATAGGGTAAAATCTTCAACGAGGAGAGGCGGTTTAGTCAAAGCTGCAACCGTTTCTCAAATAACTTTAGATAATTCTAGTGCTACAAATTTACCAGATATAAGTGACGATCCAAAAATTAGCTGTCTTTTGTCAGATGGTTCAGTAGAAACTAAAGACATAGCTTCTTATTCTGGTGGTGGATTAGTAAATGTATCTTCAAATTTTACATCTGCCCCAGTAGAAAATAGTCCATATATTCTTGAATCTGGTGAGATAGCAGTTCAGGCATTTAAAGTTACAGATATAAAAGAAAATGTCAAAAAAACATTTACAATCGCTGCTATTAATTTTAATGAGGGTAAATATTCGGCAGTCGAAGATGGCGGACAATTACCAGCAAAAAATATAAATATTATTACAAGCCTTTTACCATCACCTCAAATCATTGATGGATCAGATGGAACAAAAGCAATTCAAGAAATCATAGTATTAAACAACAATAGACCTGTTCCAAAGCTTTTTATTGACTGGCAATCTGTAGAGGGTGCATCTGGTTACCAGCTTATATATACAAAAGATAATGAAAACCCTGTTGTAATCAATACTCAACAGTCAGAGGCAGAGATATTACCATCTGAAGCTGGATCTTATTTTATACAAATTTATACAATTAATTCAAATGGTGAACGGAGTGCTAGTCCGACTGAAACAACTGTTGAAGCTATAGGTCTTACTGCTGTTCCTGAGAATCCTACAGGTTTGCAGATAGAGCCATTTAATAATTCACAAGTAAGATTGTCATGGACAAAAACAACAAGCCTTGACGTTGAATTTGGTGGGGCTTGTGAAATTAGACATTCTCCAAACTCATCATCATCAGCTACTTTTGCAAACTCAACACCTTTAAATGAAAATATAAATGGTGCAACAAATGAAGCAATATTACCAGCTTTATCGGGGACTTATTCTTTAAAATTTCGTGATTTAGGTGGTAGATTTTCAACAACAGAAGCAAAAGTTGAACTAGCACTCCCAGAAATGGTGGACGAATTGCTTGTCAAAAGTCAAAGGGAGCAAACATCTTTCAGCGGCAATAAAACTAATGTAACTGTAAGTTCTGGTGCATTACAACTTTCTGACCCAGCCTCGAACTTAACTGGCACTTATGAATTTGCATCTGTTTTAGATTTTGCTGCTGTTTACCAAAATATAAGATTAAAAAGACATATTATAAGTGAAGGTTTTTTTGTATCAGATCAATTCGACTCAATACCAGATTTAGATGCAAGACTTAATTTTGATGGTACTGGAAGTGATCGTCTAAAAAGTAGAGTTCAAGTTTTAACATCACAAGATAATTCTAGTTTTACAACAGAACAAAATTTAACTAATGGATCATTTAGTGCTAGAGCTTTTAAATTTAAAGGCAATCTTATTTCTGTTGATGTAAACGAAAATATAAAATTTACAGAATTAGGTTTTGATGCTTTTCTGCCATCAAGAACAGAAAATAAATATCAATCAGGTGGCAATATTATTTCAACTCCTTTACAGTCAGGGACTTCATCAAGTGGTCTTGCTGTTGTATTTGGTAAACCATTTTTCACAGGAACAAGTGATATAGGTAATTCAACTTCTGCTTTTTTACCTTCAATTTCTATATCTCCAGAGGATGCCCCATCAGGTGCTTTTTATGAATTAAGTGCCATTTCTGGAACAGGGTTTACAATAGTATTCAAGAACTCATCTAGCACAGTGATTGATGTTAAATTTACATTTCAAGCGTTAGGATATGGAAAAGGAGCTTAACTAAATGC